TAGAGTTCGCCTTTTTTGAGCTTTTCTCTTAGCTCCGTGAGCCGCGAGCTAATGGACGCGAGCCGTGGATCGTCGACACCGAAATCCCATATAATATCGTCGTAGGATTGCTCTAATTTCTTCATTTCTGCGGTAACGTCGGTAAGGCGTGGATCGTCGTTCATATTTGTATTCCATTGGTTCGTAGCTTTCTGACAAATTCTTTAAGTTCGTTGCGGGCTTGGTGCAGTTCTCGCTCTATGTTGGGTCGAGCGTCGTACCGATAGCGTTCGGTTTCGAGGTTATCGACTTGTTGTTTAAGGAAACGGTATTCGAATTTATGTGCGGGGGTTAGTGCTTCGTCACCCATTAGGGTCGTTCCTTTGGTTTGATTAGTTTATTGGAGGCAACCTGAGTGCCTTTACAGCTTATCATAACGGCATCGTGGTGTTTTTCCATGATGTTGTACATTGCTTCTTTGGAGTAGCTACAAGCGTCATAGCTTGGGAAGACGATGTTATGGGTTACTTGTTCACCTTGAACAAAGTAACTGAGCACCATGAACGTGAAGTATTTTATCATTTTTTCTTCCTCCTTTTTTTCCTTGGCGGATCTATTGGCGGCAAGTCTGCCACCAGTGCGTCAGGGTCGTTGCGTTTTATTCGGGCGTTGACGCCTATATTATGGTTGAGTTCACGCAAAAACTCGTCAGCTTTAGCTTTGCCATCCCGAATCTCTTGAACGCGGTCAGCCACATAATAAATACAAATTCTATCGTCGATCATTATACGTCCTTTCGTGGTAGGTGATAATTCTTTTTGACACCGAATGCGGGGTGTCCCGCTTCGTATCCGTGAATATATTGTTCGTAACGGTTGCGGATGGTGCTCCAGTACGCCGCTGTCCAATGTTTTTCAGCTTTACGCGGGTAACCGCGGCGGAAGTGTAGCGGCAAACGAGCGCCTGTTCCTTCTTCGTGTTCTTTTGACTTAACGGGTTCGTCTACGTTCCATGTGACGATGTTCCATGCGTCAGGTATAAAATTACCCAAAGACTTTTTTAGTTTGTCTTTGTGGAACTGATGTACCTTTTGTCGGGTCGGCACAACTAGTCGAGGCGTATTAATGGTTTGCAGCATACCGCAAACTATTCTCATGCCTCTGTCCATGACGGCCTGTTCTTCCTCCGACATTTTTATATATTCAAGTCCATGATCAAAAACACAGTCTCCGTTT